GGTGGTTGCTAAAACGTCTGAGTAATTACTATTGGCGTATGCCATGATTTACTCCTTTTTAATTCACCTGCCGCAGCGCATTGGCAATGACGGCTCGGCGATCCATTTGATTGACTGCACCTGAGATGGCAGCGCCTGGCGCTCCCCTAACCTGTACAGCCGCTTGTTTTGCTTTCTGTACCTGATTCTGCGCGGCGTAACTTTGTTGCTGTTGAGCATATAAGTTTTGTGCCAACTGTGGATCAAGTCTTACAGCGGTGTCATATGCCACTTGCAATTTCTCGCGTTCTGACATATGACTGATGTCCCCTAGAACTTGCGGCGCTTGGAGAAGCGACAACATACGGTCTTGGACTGCCTCAAAGTGTGCGTTTGCGGGGTCGCTCGCAAACTGCTGGATTACAGAGAGTGCTCTGTTTTCATTCTGTTTCTGTGCCTCGATCTGGCTCTGCGTGATGTGTTGCGTGAGCTGTTGTACTTGTTGCGCCAGTTGATTGTAGTGGGAATCTTGCTGTTGTGGTGGTGTTTCACCGCCAAAATATGCCGCAACCTGATCCAGAGGAATCTGGAACTGCTGAATCATCTGGGCAACCGCCTGAGATTTCTGCTGTGGTGTGCCTGTTCTCAGCAATGCCGCCGTTTGTAACAATGGGCCAATTGCCTGAGATGGCGTACTGCCCTCGTTTCGTAAGATCCACTCATAAGGCGCAAATTGCTCGGTAATTGCTCGAGCCTCTGCGTCTCGCTGTTTGTATTGTGTGATGCCCTTTTCGTAGTCAGCATCCCGCTGTGCAAAGGCCTGCTGTAACTCAGGAGGGGCTTTTTCCCAATGATCTTTAAGCTCCAACCGTAAACTCTTAGGCATTTCGGTGCGAGGCTTGTCAGCCATCTGCGGCGCTTGGGTCTCGTCTGTTGGAAACTTAGGTGCAAATTTGCCACCCTCTCGGGGTTGGCTCGCAGCGTGTTTGCCACGGTTTGTAGGTGTCTTAGTCAGTGCCTCACGAATCGTATCGGCTCTGCTTAACGGCTCTGCTGGCGCTATTTGGGGCGCTTCAACCGCTGGGGTTTCGGGTGCTGGTGTTTCTATCGTGTCGGGTGCGACAACTTCGTTTTCCATCACTTCATCCTTTTCATTTGATCGAGGGTCATTTTGATCATCTCCTTGCGCTCAGGCATGGGACGGTTGTGTAGGCGGTTAGCCATCTCTACATTCAGATTAGACATCTTAACAGGTGCTATTGGTGCGCCAGGTCGGTCAAACTCTTGTACGGTTGCCAACTGTCCACGCAGTCGGTCACGGTAAATTTCTTTTTTCTTGTTCCACTGCTCTTGAGCATACTTAACGTCAGAATGACCCATTTCAATGGAATCGGTGCGCTTTAAGTGGTCACGCCACTGCTTTCTGCCCTCAATCATTGTGCCATCAGGCGACATAAATGGGGCAATATCGCCCATTACGGTGGTGTACTCACCAGCCCGACCCTTAGATTTTTTGTAAGGTTCGCTACCGTCAGATGGAAATACCCATGTAGTTTTCAAAGCAACTCCAATATGCGTGAAATGTCTTGTTCGTCTCTTTCTAACTTTATGCGCTTGTCAAGTTCTCTTACCCTTAACATAAGCGCATCATAATCAATTGTAGTTTGTGCCGCAATCTCTATTGTTTGCTCTGGTGCGGTGGAAATTTCTTCCCTGATCTCAGGCGGCAAACCAAATATAGCTTCATGAAGTTTCTTTTTTCTTTGTGCTTCTAGCTTTTTCTCTTGTTCCCACCGCTTGTCACGCTCATCAAAGCCAAAATGCCCACCTAATAGGATTTCTGTGGGTGTTGGCGGAACTACCGATATGCCAATTGTTGCAAATGGCAATTCAGCAAATGCAGCGTACCCAAACATTAGAACGCCTCAAAAATGATAATTCCACCAGCACCTAAAGGAGTAGAACTTACACCGTGTGAACCACCGCCTCCAGCACCGTACCCCACTCCAGCTTGACCAGCAGTAGCTGATGACCCATATGAGCCGCCCCCAGAACCAAAACCAGGGCATTCCCCGCCTTTACCAGAGAAATTAGTTGCTACTGTTGCAGCAGAACCGTAAGAATTACCACCAGAACCACCTGTAATATTTACATCTCCATTAGTAGCTGTGCCACCAGTAGGCCCAGCGGTAGATGAGTTTGCATAAGCAGTAGTTGTTCCGTTTGAACCTGAGTTTGCAGTAATTGTTGTAATTGTTAACGTACCAGAAGACACCGTAGATGCTGTCCCTGACGCTGTTCCAACTGTATACGTTAAAGTTTGCGCTGCGGTCATGGATAACCATTTAATTGCTACACCGCCACCACTACCTCCAGTAGCTCTAGATACTGTTGCATTACCTCCATTACCGCCTGGCCCAACAACAGTAACTTTTACCCATTGCGTATTTGCTGGTGCTGTATAAGTTGCCGCTGTGCCACTTGTAAATACTGATGTAGATTTAGCTAGTGGTGAAGCAATTGAAATAGAGCCACTACCATTTGTAATTGATACACCAGCTCCAGCAGTCAAAGTAGTTTTGGTTAAAGTGTTACCCGTACTGTTACCAATAAGAAGCTGACCATCAGTGTATGTAGTCTGACCAGTTCCACCTTGTCCAACTGTTACGGCGGCATTGGTTGTAAGAATTGTTGTTGTCGCATCTGGTAATGTATATGTCTTTTCTGCTGTAGTTGCGCCAGAAAACTTAGTAAATCCATTACCAGTACCGCCATAAGTAGACGCAATAATTTGAGTCAGTGCAGCAGAACCATCAAAGTTGTTGCCATAAATTGCTCTAGTAGTTGTTAATGTGGCGGCTGAACCTGTTGTATTCTGATTTAGAGTTCCTATTGCTGTATTTGTAACGCTTGTAACTTGTCCTTGGGCATTTGTAACAAAAACAGGAATTTGCGTAGAAGTACCATAAGTTCCAGCAGTACCAGTGTTTGTAATTGAAAACTGGTTTGTTGTTAAGGTTAAACCTGTGCCAGCAGTGTATGTTTGACTTGCGGCAAACTCAATAAAAACAAGACTTGTCGTGCCAATTGTAATTGGTAATGGTGTTTGTTGCACCCATGATGTATTTGCATTGGTTGTTCCACTAATTACAAGTATGTAATCACCCTGATCCACTTCATTTGTACCTGCTCCGCTGGTATCATAATCGGTTGCTCTTGTCAGGATGTAGGGAAGTGATGCAGTACCAGCTTGAGTTAATGTATATACGCCATTGTTTGCAGTTGTAACCTCATTTTTAATTAATAAGCGCTTACCAACATCACCAACAACTAATGTGTAGCTGTCAATTGTCAGCGTGCCATTTGCAGTAGCTGTTAGAGTTGCACCAACTCCAGAAGTTCCATTGTTGTAAGTGTTTGCTGGCAATGCTGCTGTTGTTGCGTAATTACAAGCAGGATGAAAGTTAACGCCAGACGCAATTGAATCGGCATAAGATTTGTTAACAATGTCATTGCTTGAACTTGGTGCAGTAGTAATCGTGCCACTGGTTAGCGTGACCGATGTGATGTCGGTGTTTGTTCCACTTGCGGCAAATCCTGTGATTGCGCCGCCAAGGGTCAAATTCCCGCTATTAGTTACCGTGCCAGTTAAGGTTAAACCGCTGACCGTACCAGTACCCGATACGCTTGTAACTGTGCCGCCGCTTGCTGGTGTAACCCATGTCGGTGCGCTTGTGGCATTGCTTTGCAATACCTGACCTGCCGAGCCAACTTGACCGTTAAATGCCACCGATCCATTGGTGTTGATGGTCATTGCATCCGTAGTGCTAACAGCACCATTAACAATAAAACTGATCTTTTGGCTATCCCAGCTCCCAAGCACAAGTGGCCCACCATAAGACTCTACAAAACTAGCTAATGGTGTAGAAAACCCATTATTGGGAAACCCTGCTGCTGAATAACTGTAATTTGCGTTATTTATTCCAAGCTCGCCATAAGCCGTATGACCGCCATCATTAACCGCATAACTGGCATACGATGTTGCACCTGAATCGGTATTTTGCAAGCTAGTGTAAAGATATAACGGCTCACTTGCCGTAAACCCTGCAATTACGCCCGAGTCGGTGTGTACCGTAGCATTGCCTACGTTTAACGATCCAACATTAGTAGTGCCTGATGTGTAAGGTATCAAAACACGATTATTAGCATCTTGATTAACTGACTTTTCCGCAGGATAAGTGACAAAGACATCCTTACTACCCGCCGCAAGATCAAGTATTGAGCCTGTAGATGAGGAAATTACGGTTGTTCTGGCTAAAGTCCCGCCGTAATACGTGCCTATTCCTACTTCCCACTGAGTACCGCCTGAGATCGTGTAATAGGTCGTGTTGTTGTTGCCAATGACGCTAAATGACTGAAACCCTGAAACTGCGCCACCAAGAGTTATTGTGCCTGTTCCAGTTGAATTGGTGGTTTCTCTAACCCTATCGGCAAGGACTAAGCTCATTGGATTGCCTCTACACCTATTACCATTCCATCAGCTCCTCGCACTACACGCTTGGGCGCACCCATTTTTCTCATTGCCTCGCCAATGTTTTGCATGGTTTGACCGTGCATATTTGCCATCTGGTCGTGCATTTCCACCATTTTATTGACTGCATCCATGATAGGCGCACCCAACTCATTGGTTATTTGCGAAGCCGCTGCTTCAACAACTGGTAAGTCGACACCAGGGTTGCTACCAATTCTTGCGACCATGATCTTAGTCGCTGCATCAAGTTCTGCTTTCCAGCGCTCATATTCTTCCTTTCCAGCCATTTCTCGGGCTTTAATCTGCATCTCATTATTTTGCTTGGCAACTTCAAACTCGGCTTTCATCTGCGCCAATTGCATTTCTGCCTGAGTTTTAGCCTGGTGCATTTGCATCTCAAGCTGCGCCTTGCCTTGCTCAATCTGGGCTTGCGCTTGCATTTTCATCTGCTCAGTCTGAGCTTGTGCCTGCATACGCATTTG